AAAAGCAAAACAGATAACTGCTTCTGGTTTAATCACCGGTAAACGAGCTTTGTTTAAACAATTGCTTGTGTTTCATCCTAACTCTAGCGATACTACTATTGAGTTCTATGACCGAACAACTGCTCCGTCTGGTGGCGAACCACACTACCACCTAGATGTATACGGCAAAGGAATGGATAACATCCCGTTTGTAGCCCCCGGCATTTTGTTCGATGATGGAATTTACGTTGTGTTTACAGCGGTCGATACGACCGTGACTGTAATCTATGAGGAGGTGTGATGGCTAAGGTAATTAAGAAATCCGAGATGGCGTGCAACTCCCCGAAGAAAACGCCCGGCCATCCTACCAAGTCACATGTTGTTAAAGCGTGTGCTGGTGGGAAAGAAAAGGTAATTCGTTTCGGGCAGCAGGGTGTAAGTGGTGCAGGCTCTAGTCCTAGCACTCCCGGCGAAAAGGCGAGACAAAAGAGCTTTAAGGCTCGTCATGCTAAGAACATTGCCAAAGGCAAAATGTCTGCGGCTTACTGGGCGGATAAAGTCAAATGGTAGCCAAGACTAAACCAAAGTCAAAAGTCAACGCCGCTGGTAACTACACCAAGCCGGAGTTGCGTAAACGCATTGTTGCCCAAGTAAAAGCTGCGGCGGTACAAGGTACTGCTGCTGGCCAGTGGTCGGCACGCAAAGCACAGCTTGTAGCTAAGAAATACAAAGCGGCAGGTGGGGGGTACAAAGATTGAAAGCCCCTCAGAAATCGCTAAAAGATTGGACGGCACAGAAGTGGCGTACAAAGAGTGGCAAGCCTTCAAGTAAGACTGGTGAACGGTACTTACCTGAAGCGGCCATTAAGGCGTTGACCCCAGCAGAGTACGCTGCGACTTCAAAAGCAAAGCGTGAAGGTAAAGCAAAAGGTCAACAATTCGTGAAGCAACCCGCTAAAATAGCGAGTAAGACAGCCAAATATAGGCAGGAGAAATAAGATGGCACGTTACCTACGCAACAAACGAGATGGCTTTATCTACGACTACACAGAGCTATTGGCTGAAAACCCAATGGTGGAAGAAGTTACAGAAGAAGAAGCCTTTCCAGAACGCTTTGTACCTAAGGCTCAGAAGGGTCGTAAAACAGGTTTGAAGTTGGAGACTCCAGTTGAGGACATCCCTACACCTCCACCTGTTGAGAACGAAGAACTCAATTCAGAAGCGTCTAAAGGTCTGTAATGAAACTAACCAATGTAATCACCGAGGTAAGGCGTATCCTTCAGGATACCAATGCTCCACTACGCTATAGCGACACTGTGCTGTTGGGCTTTGCCAACCAAGCGTTGAAGCGTATTGCTGTGTTGCGCCCTGACCTCTTTGCTTACATTGGCGAAATCACTACTACTGCTGGGGCAGTGATTCAATCTGCCCCGTCAGACTCTATTCGAATTATGGAAATCTTCCAAGTGAAGAATGGCTCAGGCGTTACCGAGACTAGCCGTGAAGCGTTAGACCAGACTTACCCTACGTGGATGAACGATACCGCTGGGGCTACTGTCAACTGGATGCGCCATGTCCGCAATCCGAATAGATTCTTTATTTACCCTAAAGCACCAGCAGGTCAGATTCTGATTGGTGAATATGCCCAGACACCCAAAGACTACACAGCCGACGAAGATGTGGCACTGTTGCCAGATGCTTTCTTCCCTGTAGTTGTGGACGCTACAGTGTTCGTAGCAGAGTCAGTGGACAACGAACACGTTAACTCTAACCGTGCTCAGCTATTCCAGCAGTCGTTTACTCAGGCTCTTGGTGTTAGTGCACAGGGTAGGGTAATTACTGATACGGAGGAGGCAGGCCTAAAACCTGACGAAGTAATCTAATGGCTACTAGAACATTCCTCTCCCTTGTAAATCGCTTAGCTCCTAGCGTCCCGGGCTGCCCTCAGCCAATCATCCTACAATATATTCGTGATAGCGCTATTGAGGCTTGCGAACGTACTCTAGCGTGGCGTTATGAGCAGCCATCTATTCGTCTGACACCGGGGGTATACGAGTATCCGTACAACAACCCGACTGGTACAGAGGTACATGCTTTCCTAACAGCAACAGCAAACGGGCAGACTATTGACCCAGTGACGTTAGAGCAGTTGTATCGTGCCTACCCAGATTGGCCTAGCGCAGAGGTTAATAAACGTGCCGACCCACGTCTTATCTGCCAGCTAGACCCTGATAACTTTGTTCTTGCACCTGTGCCAGACGCATCTAAGAACTACGATTTGAAGATGATTGTGGCTTTGAAGCCAGTACGTGATGCTTCAGGTATGGATAAGAGCGTGTTCGATGACCTAGAGAATGTCATCATGCACGGTGCGTTGCAACATTTATTGGTGCTACCAGATAAGAACTGGAGCGACCGAGAGTTGGCTACGTACCATGCTAAGCAGTATCTTTCTAAAATAACCGAGCGTAGAGCACGGACTAATCTAGGTGCGGCACGTGCCTCGATGAGCGTGCAGATGCGCCCATTTGCGTGAGGATAATATGGCTGTTGATGTCATTCGATTAGTTTCCGGCGATGAGCGGCCCATTATTGTTCTCACACTGACGAACGATATTACAGGTACAGCAATCGACCTTACAGCCAGTACAACAACTGTACAGGTAAAGTTTAGAGCATCTGGTACAACTACCCTGCTCTCTACGATTTCATGTACCAAACTTGACGGCGGAGTGAGCGGGCAGGTTCAGTTCGGCTTTACCGGCGGTGTACTAGATGTAGACCCCGGGATGTACGAAGGTGAAGTGGTAATCAACTTCAACGGCGAAGTTCAGACAGTCTACGACACCCTAAGATTCACGGTTCGAGATAACTTCTAATGGCTAATATCAGGGTATCCGTCGCAGTTACGACAGTTCTTACAGTAGCTACGACGGCTGCTGTAGCAGGACTTTCTGCGTCTGTACCCTCGATTACTGCTACTCCCGTACCACTAAATCCAATTAGGGCTACAGCGTTCGTCGTTCCGATGGAGTACTTGGAGGAGCAGCTAGTATCAATGTCTGACTTCCGTGCGTTCAACATTGGGCAGATTAGCATTGATGTGTCGTTGGCTACAGACGCTGTGGCTATCACCACAAGTAAAGTTTTGGCCGATACAGTTACTGCGGAAGATGCTAGCTTTAAAGCCTTCTACGGCACGATAGACTTTGACCCGGGCGATGCGGATGCTGACCCAGACCCTATCACTGCAAGTGATGCAGACGCTAAAGGCTTTGGTAAAGTTCTTACCGACGCAAGTGTAGCAAGTGAAACGGATGTCAAGTCTGTTGGTAAAGCTGCGTCAGATTCTGTAACCTCATCAGAGACAATCAATACCAAAGATGTTGGTAAGTCTTTGACTGATGCTGTTACCGGGTCAGACGAGGTAAATACAAAAGCTGTCGCCCGTGTATCGACTGATACAGTTACGGCATCTGATGCTGACGCAAAGAGCTTTGAGCGTGGTAATACAGACGATACCGTTACTGCATCTGACGACAGCACTAGATTTATTCAGCCTGCATACTCTGACGGCGTAACATCCGAAGATGTACTCAACACGTTTAATGTAGGGAAAACCCTAACAGATGCTGTTACAGGCTCTGAAGTACAGGTATTTACTGTCGCTAAGGTATTAGATGATACCGTGACGATGACTGACTTCGTGGCAAAAACACCTGCCTACGAATTTGACTTTGACACGCTAGATGCTGACGCTGACCCAGACCCAGTAACCGCCAGTGACGTAAAGATTCTAGCTATCCAGCCTGTCTACTCTGATAGTGTGACAGGTGCAGACACCGTAGCGTACGCTATCGGTAAAGTGTTAACTGATTCAGTGACTATGACTGAATCGCTTGTTACTGAGTTAATACTCGGACAGACAACTGCTTTCTATCCAGACTACGTGTCTATGGACGACGGCGGTAACTTCGTATTCCATCGCTACCGAACTAGCGTTCCGAACTACTCGGAGATTCTAGGTGGTAGTGATAGCCTGCTTAATGCAGCATACATGCAGAACGCATCTGATGGCCTAACCTATGAGAACTACACAGGACTTATCGGTGGCCCGGGTCTAATGCTCACTGCGCCTCTAGTAAACGGTGAATTTATTACTTATGGGTATAGCACTGGAGCTGGACTTGTCGTAAACTTCCACTATACTGATGCGGCAGACCGCACGGTCGGTGGTTATTACTTTAACCAAACACCAATTTTATAAGGAGTTAACATGCTTCAAGACTCAATCAAAATGACCGGCGAACTGCGCATCACGGTTACGAATCCTGAAGGCAACATCAAACAAGAAGTTGTCGTTCCTAACTTAGTTGTTACTGCTGGTAAAGGCTACATCGCTTCACGTATGAAAGACACTACAGCTACGGCTATGTCTCATATGGAAATCGGTACTGGCACTACTGCTGCCGCTGTTGGTGACACAGCCCTTGAAGCGGCTGTATCAGGTTCACGTGTATCTTTGACATCTACTACTGTTACAGCTAACGCTGTTGCTTACGTAGCTACTTTCCCAGCAGGTACTGGTACTGGTGCTATTACTGAAGCAGGTATCTTCAATGCTTCTAGCTCAGGTACTATGTTGTGCCGCACTGTGTTCTCTGTAATCAACAAAGGCGCAGCCGACACACTCGGTATCACTTGGACAGTTACTGTTAACTAAGGAGTAGGGAATGGGCGTTAAATTCGCAAACAGTGCGTACGCTACGCTAGCATCGAGTATCACCTCGTCTGCTACTAGCATTACGCTTACCACTGGGCAAGGCGCTCGATTCCCTTCGCTTAGTGGCGGTGACTACTTCTATGCAACACTGATTGACACAAGCAACAACCTTGAGATTGTCAAGTGTACTGCTCGTTCAACTGATGTGCTAACTGTAGTTCGTGGACAAGAATCAACGACAGCACGTGCGTACTCAGCGGGCGACCGTATTGAGTTGCGTATTACTGCACAAGGTTTGTTGGACTTGTTCTCTCCTGCGTTGCTAGCTGCTAACAATCTGTCGGACTTGGCTAGTGCGGCTACTGCTCGTACGAATCTTGGGCTAGCTGCTATTGCAGCTTCAGGTTCTGCTAGTGACTTAGGTAGTGGTACTGTTCCTATTGCTAGGTTTCCCACCGGAACAATTTTACAAGTTGTGACAGCTACATTTGACCACAGCTCGTATAGTACTTCCGCAGGTACATGGTATGATATTACTAATGCCACACTGACTATTACACCAAAATCTTCGTCTAGTAAGATACTACTTAGCGGTAGCTTTTTTGGAACTGGTACTGCCAACTATAGTTCCCAGC